TTATTTATACCGCCACCTCAACCGATATATCAGCCAACCAGCCATAATTAAAGCAAGTCCGATTACAATACCAAAGGCCCATCCTCCGAGCTCCATTTTAATAGACTCCCAACGAGATAACTGCTTCTCAATGGGATAAGGTACACAAATACTATCCGTCCGATTGATATAAGTCGTATCATATACAAGTTTATTTCTATATTCAACATGCCAACGGTCACGAAAAACAGTATCCCCTTTCATAAACATAAAAATACTATCATGTACGTGGATAGAATCACGTAACCAGCGATCGCGATATTCTGTATTTATCTTAACCGTTTCTATCGGAACATATTTAATACTATTACAAGATACCAACCATGCCCCGATGGATAGGAGCATGGTCAGTATGTAAATAAACCGTTTCATGGTTTCACAATTGTGTTACGCAAAAAGTTATTAAACTCGCTCCGCACATCGAAGCACGGGCAGCTTTTGATATATTCTCCCGGTTCAACTTCACCACTGTCATCAAGATCAGGAGAAGTATCGCGATGTCCAAGCAACTCAATGATATCATATTCTTTACACAACTTTACAACCAGATCACGAAGAGAGTTCTTCTGCGCTTCTGTCCGGGTATCTGCCGGACGTCCATTCACATCGAGCCCACCAATGTAGCAGATACCAATACTGTGTTTATTGTATGACACCCCGGAGAATCCTTTCGTATTGCAGTGTGCACCATCAATAGAGAGTGGGCGTCCGTTCTCTACAGTACCATCAAGATCAATTACAAAGTTATAACCGATCCGGGTGAACCCTCTTTGTCTGTGTATACAGTCAATATCTTTTGCCCGTAAATCCTGCCCGGCACGTGTGGCCGAGCAGTGGATAATGATAGAATCAATATTATTCATTTATTTTTCTTTTATTTGTTATAGAAAAACATAACAGAATTATCAATAAGTATTTTTATAGGACTCAATAATCAGAAGGTGGTACACGGTCGGTACATCCGTGTACATTACATTTCTTCATTTCAGCCTCTTTAAGACACATTTCTAATTCATGCTTTTCACTAGTCACTTTAAGAGCTTTTTCTTCTGATTTCCTAAGCTCTATATACAAATAGTCCACTTTCTCATCTCTTTTTATTTTTTCAGACATAACGCGTGCTATTTCATCTTTCAACGTATTGATAACAATAAGAAGATTCTGCATTTCCAACCCATCTGCTGAAGCATTTTCTTTTCGGGCATTCGTCCTACGATTCACCCAGAAAGTGATTAACCATGTGATCGTAGAACTACCTCCTATAGCTCCGACTATAGCTAACCAATCATTTAGTCCCATTTCTAATATTATTTATTAATTTATTAATACAATATTTGTCAAATTCGATGGTTCATTAATAATGAACCATAATTTTGTTAATGATCTGCCCTGCTTGTGAAAGTAGGGCGTTTTTTCAACTCTTATAGTTATCTCTACTCGTTATTATATGTTTTTTTTAGAGAACCATTTTTATAAAAACTTATCCCATATGGGTTAATGGAAACCTTTCTTTTTACTGTTCCTGATACTCCATATTCATTATATGTCCCTTCCATTGATATTTCTTCGTCACTGATTACTATGGTGGAATCCCACGGGAGGGATTCTCCCACCTGCATCATAGTCCTATGAGATTTAATCGTAATATAAGAGCCGAAGGCCGAAGTAGAACCGTATGTCCAAGTAGGTAAACTGATCTCCAAAGCTTTATTACCCAGAGAATCAACCATTAACAGAGACGAGGTATCTGGACTTATGATTACTCGTTTGCCATCCTTAGACGTTTCCACTTTACCGATAAATTCACCGTCCGCAGCCTTTATCTTACCATCTTTATCAACTATAAATTTATCGTTAATATTAAGCCCGGTAGCTTTTATAGCACTTGCGATCACATTACCTGTCGTATTTACATTTCCTGCATCATCAATCGAGAAAACGATCTCACCATTTTTAAGTCCAAACATCCCTGAATGCTTTACTCCATCAATTGTAATACAGTCTTTCCCTTGAGCCACTCCTGTCAATGTCCCATCGGCACTTTTTACTCCACTGAACATGGTGGGAGTAACAATGTATTCAGAACCAATCTCCGTTGCATAGCCATTCCATTTTTTCAACCAATCCGGAACATCTGCATCCAACCCCGGTTGTCCATCCTGCCCATCCACTAAAATAGGAATTGTTTCTTCATCAAGGATAATGGTTCTTTCTGAATTTTTAAGTAAAACTAATATGCTTGATGAATTACTATCAGCCGATATTGTCAAAGTTCCAGAAGTTGAGGTAACGGGATCATCGCTCCTATCATTTCTAGCCGAAATAAACACTTCACCATCAGCGCAAATAACAGGATCAGAAACACCTGTCTTTTTATATGCTTTAATCGTGAGTGTATTCCCATTCTTGAAATCTCCATCCTTGTCTAGCGAGAATAAAGAAGGAGAACATATAAGATAATATATCGTAGCCGGAATACCGTCTACACCTGCACAGACCTTTGTTATTGTCATTACAGTAGTAGCCACTACAACTCCGGAAATGGAAGCAGTAAAAGTCACAATCATAGGATCAAGGCCAGCAGACATATTATTTAGAGTGAATTCCATTCCATTACCATTTGTGATAAAACTATAATCGGTGAAATTAGTTTCAAAACTAACATTGTAAATTGCATTTTCAACCTCGGTAGCACCTAAGTATAGTTGAACTGTACTTTTTGCCAGTTCCTTCAAATCCGATAGGCTCAGAAGATTTCCATATTGATCGCATGGTATACTGGCGTTATCATTAGTAAGATCCAGTTTGTATACACTTGCACCGGGTTTACCATCCAGACCGTCCGCAACTTCAGGAAGTTCCTTCTGTGAAACTATTGAATTACCTTTTAACAGACGCAGTTTAATGCCATCTTGAAAGTACTGGGCGGACATCGTATCTTCAATGGACCATGGCAGGTATTCCGGGCTATAGTTTTCGTCCATAGGCGTTATATATTTAAGGGCTAACCCTTCGATTGTCATGGCCTCATTCGTGGTTATATTTACAAATCGGTTACCGATCGTCTTCTTTATCGAATACTTCATCTCAGAGGGATAAGGCATCCCTTTTTTAGGATTGCGTATGACTGCCACAGGCGTTATGATCTCATATATGACTGCATCGTTCCCAGGCTCTCCTTTTATTCGTATCGGGCTCCCCCAAGTCCCCAAAGAAGCGTGTTCGGCTACTTTCTGACTCATCCAAACGACTCCACTTGTAGCATCAGTATGCCAACCTTCGGTTGTCCCGTCACCAGTAGGCAAATCCGGATCATCCGGATCATCATTGTAAGTTATAAAAACAGAAAGTCCGTCAGTTCCTTGCGCGCCATTAACACCATTATTTCCATCGGCTATCATTAGTTCCCATGCCATACCATTATAGATATATACCCGACCGTTATCCGTATCACGATATACCCAATTCTTTTGAGGAGTCGTAGGAGGAGTGGCGGAATCCCCTTTCCATATAATACTTAAACCATCATTACCATCTTTACCGTTAATACCATTCATTCCATCCTTACCATTCATTCCGTCCACAGTCATCAAATACCATGTATCATCTTGATAAACATAGCATCTCTTATCAGTGGTATTACGATAATACCAACCATTTTGAGGATTAACAGGATGCGAATCAAAATCACCTTTATAGAAAAGGCTGACTCCGTCTTCCCCATTAATACCATTTATACCATCCATACCCGGATTACCCTTGTCACCCTTATCCCCTTTCAAATTCTCTTTCGCTTCCTCTGAAAGGTTATCCCAGGTCAAAACTACATCCTGCATTGTACATACATACTTCCCCTTCGATTCATCCCATTCCCAAGAAATTGTACCTCCGGCAATGTACCCGGATTTGTCAGCGTTAAATTGTGCAGAGCCATCACCGAACATGGCTGAACCGTCCGGCTTGATCTGATAAACAACATGTTTATTTACTGTTCCTTTTATCATACCATTCTCACAATAGAATCCTTTCATATCGCCTTCACCCGGTATGCTTCCTCCCATTCTCATATTAAGGCAACCCTCAAAGCTTTTCGAGTTTATATTAAAGAGGATATCAATAGCAGGTTGCCCTCCTTCGTCTGCATGTAAATAAATAGCAGATTGCCTGTCTTTATTTACTCGATTACCAAACTGAATAATTTCATCGCCCGGCTTCGGGATGTTCATTTCCCCACTACCACCAACATACTCAATTCCATCTTTATACTCAAGCGACCCCATAAATTCTGTAGCAGGAATAATAAGAGTAGTGTTATCATTAATAATATCAGTTATTTCTACCCAATAGAATTTCGCCACATTACTAAAATGCTGACAACGGATAAAATCATGGGGTACAAAAGACATCTCGTCTTCAATTGTGATATACCAATTACCATCTTCCTTCAATTCCGCTGTTTTAATCTTACCATTACCCTGTGAGATATTTAATGCACCTTTTATACAACGTATTTTACTAATCAGCATTTCAAACACAATCATTGTCCTTCGAACTACCAGCTCATCCGTTTCTATTCGCCATATACCGGACACACGTTCCCAGATTTTCCAACCATGCCCGGCAAAGCCGGACACAAAATCTTCTATATACTCCGGGATTAGCTTTCCCGCCTTATTCAATATTTGTTTTCCCGTAGCTTTTGCCGACGAGAGGAAACCGGATACTCCGGTTGATGATAATATAGCCATAATCAATATTTTTATTATTTTAAAGAAATCAGTTATTAACTTCATATAGTTTAGTAGGCATATATCCTGTGTAAGTAGATAAAGGATATATAATTGAAGCAGATCCGGACATAACACCAGACTTATATACGTCTACAGCTTCATCCGGTACATATATGGCACCCACACACCACAACCCTCCATAATTTATAGTTGTTGGTGGAATCATAGATTTGAAAATAACTGTCACATTATTACAATTCTCAAACATAGTCTGTCCAATTTTGGTAATATTGCCTTCAAATACAACTACCTTTAAATTAGAGCAGTTACCATAAGCCCTATAATTAGTTAGAATTATATTGGGCGGTACCAATGAAGCTGAGATCGGGGTAAGATTAAACATATTTTGAGGTAATGCATTAACTATACCCTTTATCTCACCAAAGTCACATTCTTCTAACGACACACATGCACTAAAGCTTAATAACGGCCAATCACTAGAACTTGCAGGATTGTCTGCTGTAAGTGTAAAAGAATTCATTTTGAATCGTTTTAAATTAGTGCAATCACTGAACCCACCATTCATTACGAAACCTTTATTAGCAGTAGCATGGTATATAAAGTCCTTCATAGTAAACTCCTCTAAATCAAAACAATCATAGAAAGGCATATACATATTACCTCCACCTGTTTCTAAGTAAGTAACAGAATCGGGCAGGTTAGCTTTTTTAATTTTACTCTTATAGAAACATCTGTTTCTTATAGTTACCAAATTAGGAGGGAAATAAGCATCCTCTAAACTACTCCCTTCAAAAGCTATATTACCATATAAAGTACAGTTAGTTAATTTTTCAAATCCTTTTAATGATTTGATTTCCTGATTACCCTTCAAAAATTCACTTGGTATTTGAGTGATTTGATTTGCATCTGATGCACTTATACCTCCATCTTTGTCAGTATCATATCTTGAAATCATCATTTGAGCTAACAACGGATCAGTAAACCTAATAAAATATTCACCCGTTATATTCAATACCAGCTTCTTAAACGTATTCCTCAAAGCCTCAATAGAATCTTCATAACAATTTGCATTGATATTCAACGTACCGTCCAACACCGGATAGTCGTCCTCACCGGAAAGTCCTTCACTACTCAAACCAGAATAGGAGCCATCCGCCAGTTGTACCAGTTTATCCAACATCTCCGAACTCTCATAGTTCTCATCAAATCCAACGGCACGTATGCGCTTCAAAGCATGTGCTCCTCCCTGATCATCTTGTGTATTCATTATATCTACAAGCAGCCTCATCGGATCAATGCGCGGACAATCGACCACAAAGAAGTCAGTGATAATCCCTTTACACAAGTCAATTCCCACACCTTCATTGGTCATCAAAGGATAGTTTGCCAGCGTCAGATATTGATTGTATGCACTAAACTCCACCGTACGCAAACCACCACCGGCAGGAAGAATAACTTGTACAAGCGATGTTCCATCCGCATGTACCTCCTGCAAATGTGTACAAGCCGCCAGATTCAGTGTACCGGCCAATGTAGATATATTCGACAATAGCAGCCGTTGTAAGGATACGCAATTAGAAATAGTCAATGACGAAATAGAGATGACAATGGGTTCTGTCTTACTACCCAATCGGATATCACGTAACATCTGTCCCTGAATGATCATCGATCCCTGTACATTCTTATTATGCCAGTCACCTATATCCTGCAGATAAGAGGCCCCCTGAATAGCATTCTGCTGATCACCGGACCCGGACAGTTCTATCTCCATTTCACAAACATCACCGGACTTCGTACGTGTCCCCCGGATAATTGACGTACCATTGGCTATTGCCGGATACATATCCATAGCCGGAGTCAACTCATACTTTATGGTATTTCCGGCAGCACGAACAGTGATTGTATCTGTCCCTCCGGCACTGAAAGTCCCAAAACTATATTTAGACATCATATACAAGATGCGCTTGGTTATCCACCTCTGTTCTGCCAGATAATGATCGCCAAGACTCTGTGTGATAGGATCGGTATCATTGGAGTATTTTCCCGCATTATAAGCAAGCTTACCATTCTCATAACAATACTTTGCATCCGCATTATAAGCGTTCTCCGGGAAATATTCCTGTGCATTGTCAAAAAAATACTTCTGATAAAATGCGTAAATCTTCTCCAGGTCATTACCACTCTTCAAGCCACCAAGTGTCTGCATGGCTGTCATCATTTTGCGCATACTTGTTACCTTCTCATCCGGAAAAGCCAGCTCCATCAGATTAAAGAAGTTATTTGTCTCACCGTTCCAGATGGAAGCTCCCGTTTTGTCCACATCATGTGTTTCTACACTATATTCTTTGTCCGGCAATCCCCGGTTGGTGGTATCAAAACGAGTATCCGCATCATCTACACGCCATCTCCACTTCGATATTTCCGTTCCAAAACAGTAAGGGTACGTATTCTTTGCACGCTCATCCGTACCTGCATTAAATTCTACATTATTCATAAAGAACAACGTATCCTCCACATTCCAATACAGCGGAGCTTCTTTCCTGAACTTAGCAATACGGGCATTGACAAAAAGTATATTCAGTTCATCGCCCGTTTTGTTTTCCAAATCGGCAATCCCCAATCCATACCCTTTATCCACAAGCTGAGAGACAAGATTTATCGTGCCATTACCTATATCGGAAGGAATAAATTTATTTTGTGAGGACTCAAAATAGTACACATTATATAGGTTTACATCCCCTTCTTTGGCTATCCAAAATTCACAAGGCTCATTGCGGTACGTTATCACTTGGGCATTCAGCTCATCCAATGTACCATTAAAAGGTTTCAGACGTGGAGAACACTGATAAACCATATTATAAGCAGGAATGAATTTAGAGATTTTATCCAGTTCCCCCTCACCGAAGTTCCATGAATTTGCACCATTATACTGCCATGCCTCTTTGTCTTCGTTGTAAAACACGTTGTTATTCCACGGGACGCGAAACAAAGTACACAATGGAGAGTTATCCGATCCTTCAATGCTCAAAAGATCCGGGAACAGATCCGTATCAAATCCAAACGTATATTTATCCCCTTTATCCGGTCCGAAAGTATACAACCCTCTGAATATATAAATCGTTTCACCCTCATCATTTACCTGTTTTTCAAAACATACAAATGGAATCTGATAAACAGCCACACGTGCGTTTGCATATTTCTCTGTCTTCATCGCCTCATTCAGCAAGCCCACTTCCCGATACAGGTCCTCATAGGAATTCACCGAACCTATCTTATGTGAATGCATAGAGGAAGCAAAATTCTTCTTTGCCGTGAACTTCTGCCCTGCAGGAAGAAAAGGCGTCATCTGCCACTTCTTTGCAGAAGTAGTCCCATCGGCATGTGTCACCACAGAATTCACTTTATCGAGCTGATAACGGGTATTCCATATCCAGTACTTCATAGAAGAAGTTCCCTGTCCTTTGGCAGTCACATTACTGATTGACACATTCCAGTCGGGATGATCGTAGAAAAATACCTCCAGTGTACCTACCCGCGAGGTCTGGTCGGCCATAGAAGGAATCGTGTTGTCATATACCATTACATTAAACTGATCTTTCGTATTTTCAAAGTCGATCTCCGAACCATTTGAGTCAAAAATATCATTATTTGCTTTGGCGGCCGTTTTCTCATTTATATCGGATAGCCAGTTGATATAGTTGGTCATCACCCCCTGTGAGGTTAATCCGGAGTCGTAAACACGTATTCCATAAATATCCACATCCGCATATTCAGATCCAATAACAATACCGCCACTATGCGCAAAGTAATCATTACTTTCATAGGTAAACTCACGATTCTTCACCCCGTTTACATAGAGAATACACAGATTGAATCCGGAGTTCCCGTATGCATCCGGAAGAATAGTCAGTGCCAGACGTGTACGTTTTCCTTCAAATGTATGCAAGCTCTGTATATCCTCATTTTTGAGTGACTGAGAATGCATAATAATCTCATCGGCATATATATTAAGCCCCACAAAGGAATCTCCCGAAGCAGATGAAATCGTAATAACAGGCTCCGTATAATCCGTCACATTATCAATCCTGTAATCCACTTCAATGGTTTTACCCTTGCGTGCGCATTCTACCTCAAAAGGTTTGTAGTCCATTGTCAGCATAGATCCTGCAAGTAGTCGGAGGGTTTTATTTCCATCCATATCCGTCATCCAACCATCATTACCCCAGTTCAGATTTTTCCAGACTCCGGTTATACAGGAACCATCTACCTCATTGATGATCGACTTATAGTTTTCCTGCCTGTTGGAACGTGTCTTCGGATTCATATAAAACACCGAACCTGCCACAGCAGAATATCCCAAAGAATTGTTCACAGAGAAAGAGATCGGACTTACCAGCTCCGTTTCCCCATCCAGAATATGAGTCACAATTTCAAAATCTGTGTTATCCATTGTTTCAATTTCCATCGGAAAAGAGAAAGTATGTTTAGTCGAACAGGCAATATTATCCTCGGTTGAGGTAAATACAGACATACTATCCTGCTTCACTACAAACTGTGCAGAAGTAGCCACATTATCACCATCGTACATGGCATACTCAAACAGAGTATTCTCGGACCAATTGATAGCTTTGACCAATGCATTATTCACTGCCACCAACTTGACTTGTTCGCCCGGAACAGCACAAATTACATTGAAAGACAGCGTCTTCGTCTTTATACTCCCATCAGAATTTGACACATAAGCAGATATCCGGAACACTCCGGTCTTTCCGGGATGAGGAATGGCATAATTGTAAGCAGTTTCCACATATACACTTGTACCTAAAGCCACCTCATAAGACTCATTATAATCTGTACCGGATATATTTACATACAGAGTTTTAGATACATTGCCACCAATATAAAGAGGAAGTGTCACGTTACCGGTGTAAGCTGTCCACCATTTAAAGTTACCGGCATCAACAGACAATGAAGTGAGCTGAACGGTGTACACAAATGCCGGTGTAGTAACCTCCGTCACTGTTCCCGTCACTTTAATCATCACATTATTAACTCCGGAAGTCAAAAACTCAGCTACATCAATAGTAGTTGGAACTGCAGAATTAACAGGTAGCTGTTTGACCACTGCATATTCATCACTATTACTGCTCTTCACTGATATCAGGCACACTCCACGTTCTCCCGTATCTTCATAAGCTTCACCGGAGTCATAGCGTTCCTGAGAAACAAAGGTGAACTTCAAAAGGCAAGGTTCCCCTTTACTTGCCGAGATATTCTTGCTATCAAGGTTATTCGTAATACGTACATTACGTTGTATCCCGGTAGAGCCTCCTCCGCCTAACTCTTTCTTTTCCCAGGCAGTTCCTGTCCACTTATATAGTGCATCCTCATTAAACACATAGCACACGCATCCTTTGAGCAGATAAGAGGTATCAAGTGCATCTCTTTCGGAAGTTGTATTAACGGGAATCCAGCCGCTACGTATCAATCTCTCTACAGCCCACTCTTTCGTACCGGCTTTACGAACCAGCATATCATCCGTATCCGAAAATGTATCGGCAGTATCGTCTACGTTGCGTAACCCGCCAAGCGTAGTGGCTCCGTCACTTGCCGGAACTTCTATCAATGCAACAGAAAGGGGCTGTGAATCATCATCACTCTCTTCGATGACATTGGCTGACATACCCATGCTATCCTCTTCTATTAATCCATCAGATAGTACAGAATGAAATTGCGATGCTGTCTTTGATGAACGTACAATAACTCCTCCATTAAGTTCCAATAAATAATCAGTACTATCTGCCTGATCTTTACGTAAAAATCGTTCATTAACCGGACTATCTATATCCAAATCATGTGCTATATCCGCATAGGCTGCTTTATTAGCATGAGCAGCTTCATCAGAATAAGCAGCAGCATCAGAATAGCCGGCTTTTACTTTCTCATCAATATTCACTACCTCCCCACTATCATCATCAAGAACAGAAGTCTTCAAATACAAATAATTATCATCATCAATAGATATCTTATCCAATGTTAACAAATTTTCATGAGTATGTCCATCTCCTGATACCGAAGAAGTGTTCATATTAACGTTAACACTTCCACCACTAATTCCGACTTTTTGTAACCTTTTACTCCGTGCTTTCGCTTCTCTGGTTACTGTTAGAACATTATATTGTTTTTTCATAATCTATCCCCTCAAAATAATCTGGTTCTACCTGTACTAATTTCACTTCACTTTCTTCAGTTATTACATGCTGCACATCACTAACTATCATATAATTACCCGGTTCACTAAGATCCGTATACAATCCAAAATCATTAAGTAATCGAACCGTACCGGTCAACATATTCATTCGATGACTGTATTGGCTGTACACAGTTCCCATGAGTAACTTTTCTATATAATCTGTAACTCCTGCACGGCTAAATTTTACTACAGGATTATAATCTTCTTTCCGTAACAGTATCCCCAATCCACACACCTTCAAATCTCCACTATTTCCTAAAAAGGTGTCTATATCCAAGTCCTCTTTTGCAGAAGTATTTACCCATGAGGAATATTCTATATCCTTAGTTTCAATTTCTTTGCCATAACCATCAACTATATCCAAAGTAGGTGTTTTATAAAGCAACCAACGAACTTTTTCTGCAAAGCCATCAAATACCGGATGCTGTGCTATATCACTATTATAGTAGCCCGATGAACCTTGATTAAATATTCCTGTACCTATTTCTACTTCTATCGTGCCTTGTACATTTTTCGGTATAGAGATATATTCACCTGCCCCCATTATATCGTATAAATGACATAAAGAAAAATGTGGATATTGTACACATTGATGGTTTTCCATCCATCCTCCCGGATATTCAGCCTTAGTCAATTTATCTTCACGCGGAGGAGTATAATAAGAGAGTACAGCATACGGTCTATTAGGTTTATTAGTTTCCGGGTAATCTCCATCTACCCAACGTTGCTTACCACCATAAGAAACGCCAATTTTCTTATCATAAGAAACATTTGCATAATGTTTCACTACAATTCCCTCTGCATTTCTTATACGCATTCTAAAAGGAATATGTACACATCTGATTTTAGTTCGCATCTTTTCATAATCCCCTTGCTCATTATAATCTCCGGATGTTTCAAATGGGTTATAACGGACATCAAGTAATACTCCCATTTTAAGTCGCAACAAACGTTGCCTTTTCTTACCATAAGATACTGATGAAAGAACATTAGGAACATCTATTTTTTTATCTATTTTTATCAACGTTTCATAATTAGTGAATAGCGAATTATTCACTATCGTATTATACAGACCATATTGATTAGCTCTAATTTTTACAATCCAGGCCACTCCTTCACCTTCATAATTGGAGAAAACCGGATCTATTTTGAAAAGCATCGCATGTTTATGTATAAAAAGCCCCTTTGGTGCCGGTACAGATTGAAAAAGATCCATATAGAAACCTTCCGAAGCATTCATAAGGTCATCACTACCCACAGAATAATCCGTACGCACAAGCAGATCAGTAGCAAAAGGAGATAAACCCTCTGTTATGACTTCTTGCTTCATAAGTTCTGTCTTATCATACGGACTAAAAGATACCTTCGCACTTTTATATACAGCATCTACTCCAAGCACAGCATCCTTTCCTTCCCAATGTATTAATTCCGGTTCAAAGGTATCTTGTATAGCATTCAAATCATATATAAACACATCTCCGGACCGCTGTATCATCCTCATTGCAAATGGTCTCAATGTCTCATCCAATACGGTTCTCCATGTCATTGGCTCTCCATCTTCATCATAAAAATTACCACAGTTAATACAAGTATGAGAAAGAAGAGTTTCTGATGAAGTGTCTCCTGCTCGAGAAGTAGAAATATATTGTTGTATACCCCGGATATTTATAAAAGAATTATGTAATGCTTTCTGAAAAAGCTCTAAAAGAGTCAGAAATCCGTCCTCTTGAAACTTCAATCGGTCTAATACAGCAAAATCACTAAATGTTAATGTAACCTCATACTCCTTTTCATAGGAAAAAGGTTCTTCATAAAGTTCCGTATCCAATGTTCCACTCCAATAAAGTGTATTGTCACGATATACATCCATGCGGATACTACCCGTATCAACAGTATACAGGTCTTTATACTGTCTATCTACCCGGCTTACAACAGTTAAAGTAGCCTTACTACTTTGAACCGGCTCTAATTTGTCTGTTTCTCCCCACTCTATTACCAATGGATCATCTGCCGGAAAATCCAAACGCCCGATAGTTGCATATTTTTCCTCGGCATCCTGCCATATCTCAGCTCGCCATAAAACACCAGCTATACTGAAGAATTCACCTTTATATCTAAGATATTTTTCCATATTATTTTGTACGTTGATTAATCCTATCTACTTTATTCAATATTCCACGAAGAACCCGTCCGTCTATTACAAACTCAACTTCCCCTCCTATACCTCCGGCAGGTTGTAACATATTACGCAATCGATTGAGCGGAGCCACTACCTCCGGATTATTTTGTGCTCCGGAATATTCGCCAAAAAGCCCGAGAGTAGGACCATAAGCTAAACCGCCTGCCGCAAATTTTGGAATAGAAGCCAATGCAGCCAAAACACTAGCAACAGCGGCAATGGCTAAGATCGGTCCAACAAATGGAATACTAGCCATAGCCGATGCTGCACCCGTACCTGCTACTGCTGTATTTGCTGCAACCTGTGTCCCTTGTACTGTACATAATGCCAAAATTTGTGGTATAGCCGCTCCTATCGCTTGAACACAATTGGCTCCCCAATCAAGCCATTGCCCGGCTGCCCCTCCAATAAGATCACCAATACTTCCCATGGCTGTACCCATAGATCCCAGCCCATCAATCATATTAGCATTTCTCTCTCTCATTTCATCCACTGCCATATTCCACCTCTCCATATTGGAAAGTGGTTTTTCCATATTTGGCACCTCCGGCTCCGGCAATTTCATATCCTTAAGCCCTTCTTGTGTCAACATGGAAGATTTCATTCCCGGATTATCTTTTATGGAATCATTCTGTAAGCGCTCTACCATCCCACTAATGCTACCCCCTACAGGTGTAAAATCTATCGGAATAGATATCTCACCATACTCTTTTTTGAAGGTTTCTCTTTCAATCCAGTCTTCTGCACCTGCTATTTGTTTTTTCAGGCTATCAATTTTCAACTGAATATCTATAGAAGCCGTACCAACTGTAGTATTTGACAAACTTTTTTCCAATTCGGAAAGTTCCTTTTTCATAGCTGCAATACTTCCTTTAGCAGGAGTATCCGACTCTGAAGAGAAGACTGATTTTGGTTTCTCTGTTATCGTATTCGTATCAGGTTTTTGAAGTGGGGAGCCTAAAACCGCATTTATCCGTTTCACTTCTTTTTCATAATCCTTTCGGGCAGACTGTATACTATATATATAAGGCGTAACCGGATTGTCAACATAAGAAGAAGCCTGGCCGGCGGTTCCATAACTCTGTACAACTGTTTTATTCAACTTACGGACAAATTGCATCCATCGTTCCGGAATTTCTTTATCTCCTCTCCGAATACTGGCAGCTATACCCTCAAATACCCGGTTACCAGTCTCTTCACCATATTCTTCCGTAAGTACCTGACGCACTTTTGTGAGATTCTGACCTTCTTTATCAGCCAATGCATCTCCTGCCGAGGATAAAGCACGTTCGCTGGCACGGGCACGGGCTGTTTCAAGAATAGCTGTACTTAGTTTACTATAGGCTACACGTGCAGTGTCTACATTGGTTATCTCTATTCCCAACTGACTTAGATAATCTCCATACTTTTCCTGAATTTTATCTTTTGCTCGTTTCCATTCATTTGTTCCTTCCTTAGCTTTATACAAACTACCAAAAAGTGTATCCAAAGAATTCTGCTCCGTAGATACCTCTTTATTCATGTCGGTCATTGCTTCATCTAAGCGCTTCTGTGCTTTTGCTGTTTCGCTATTACCTAATGCTAATTTGTATATTGCAATTCCAAGAGTTGCAGCAGCGGCAGCAGCTATTAAATAGGGGCTGGCAGCTATGGCAATATTCATGGCTTTCGTTGCACCGGTAGTGGTGGCAATGGCAGAGCGAGCCAATAGTACTTGCATCTGGTAGATATAAAGGGCACGTTGTCCCCAAATAATAACTCCATTATAAGCATTTTGAGCAGTGGATACGAGATTAAAAGAACTACTCATTTGCTTTAATCCTTTCGCAAAAAAAGTCATTATAGGAATATATTCATTAAATAACGAAAAAAACTTAGCTGAATCTCCTGTAATATCTATAAATTTAAGCTTCAGTTGTTTTAGTTCATTTTGGAACTCCTGCATTTTTTTTGATGTAGAGTCTGTACTTTCAGAAAAAAACTGAAAATCATTTGAATAACGTTGAAATAACTTTGCATAATTCGACAACGATTCAAAGCAACTAATAGCTACGTCTTCCATTTTTTTACATACACCAGTAACAGATTCTACTGCCTTTGTAAATTCATCCAATGACCTTGAAGCCATTTTCATATTCTCTTTTACATCAAATAATATTTGATATTCTATCTTATTATTCATATATTTGAAGTATTAATTTAATTTATATAATTATGAATTTTATCATAGGTACGATCATCTTTTTAATTCTTTGTTTAGGTATAAACTCTTTTCTTAATGATATTTCGTCTTCTTCAAAAGAAAAGAAAAGAAAAGAAGAAGATGAAGAGTTAAAACAACGTCTACACGATGAAGACAAATACGATAATGATTATCGCAAGCGCCATTCATAATATTTTCATTTATTTCAATAGAAATTTTGTATACTATTTTATTATTCATATATTTGAATTTATTTATCTTTCAACATGCAAACATTACTCATTCTCATACTCATGTCTGTAGTGATTTTCGGTAGTTTAGCCGCAATTATACCTGAAGATCCGGTTCACAAATATTTTCGTAAAACAATCGAAGAAAAAAAACGTATGAAAAAGAAAAAAGAAGCAGAAGAATTAGAACGACGGCTTCGTGAGGAGGATAAATACGATAATGATTATCGTAAACGCCATTCATAAATGCATTATCAATTTCCTTACACAATTCTATCTTACTATTCATATCTTGTCATATAAATTATTTAATAATATGAAAGTTCTTATAGAGTTATCGTACTAATATTATTTATTGGTTATTGCAATTATAGTTTTCGTAAAGAAACTATTGTAGACGCCATAAACTGCTAAATTTCCAGTTATATCAATTATATTAGCTTTAAGGCAATCAACCTCAAGACGAAATTTGGCTAACTGCTCAGTTTTTTTCTATTAATACATTATCTTCTAATAGTGACCCTATGTCAGATGGATTATTTCTCATATATTTGTTCTATTAATATAAATTCATTATACTATGTGTACAATCCCAATATTACAATTACTTTTTATTATATCCGAAGGTTATGGGGCTGCTATCATATTTATTATTATTGTAATTTTTCTCATCATCAGTTCCGTTAGTGGTGAAAAAGCTATTATAAAAGAAGCTATAAAAAATGCCCTAAAAGAGAAAAAAGAAGAGAAAGAGAAAGAAAAAAAAGAAGATGAAGAGTTAAAACAACGTCTACACGATGAAGACAAATACGATAATGATTATCGCAAGCGCCATTCATAATATTTTCATTTATTCCAATAGAAATTTTGTATACTATTTTATTATCCATATATTTGAAATTTATTTATCTTTCAATATGAAAACATTATTAGGGGTTATTAACCACTGTTGTTGCTTGTTCCTCATATATCCAGAAAGTGAAAACTAAATATTATAAAGAATAAGTCAAGAAATGAGTATTGAAAATATGCCAACATACATTATAAATATAATTTTAATTATTACTTATTCTTACCACACAGTTTAATATAGAACTAACAATGAAAGAAATTTTAATAACATCACTCATTGTAATCGCCATATTTGGTATTTTACATTATTGTTCTAGCGATAGTATCATAGAGCTTCTTTTTAAGAAGCTCAAGAAAGAAGAACGTGCTAAAAAAGAAGCTGAAGAATTAGAACAACGGCTTCGTGACGAGGATAAATACGATAATGATTATCGTAAACGCCATTCATAATATCTCATCCATTCCATAATTTTGCAATCTCGTCAAACCGATCTTTCGTACTAATAGATTCTTCCTTTTCATCTTGTGGTTGATTTTCCCATGAAAACCTACAAATATCAGTAGGAAGTAACTTTCTCTTACTATGAGGTTGCAACATACAGCAAGCTAAAAAGCGGGTTTGTTCCCATGACTCCCGTTCTAATCGTTGTTCCTTTTCTTGCCAGACTTTATAAGCTATAGAAAATTCAGATGGGGTACACCGGCTAAAGTCGTTCATACTCATTCCCATGCACCCCATTGCAATGCCCAACAGTTCCTCTGCTGTTACGCTTTCATCTTCTTTTTTTTTGAGCCTTCAGCACCTTCCGATAAGTTTTCCTGGAACTGTGCAAAGTCCTCCAGATTAATGCCATCGGCAAAGTGATCAAACTCCATGTCAAATGTTATTCCATCGGCACGACAAGCACTACGTACACAACAAAACATAAATAGAGTCAGCAGTTCGAGCTCAGCACCGATGTCATTTACATCCTTGCCGGTTTGACGTTTAAAGTCAATCATAGCACCCATAGTCATGCGACTGGGATACTCTTTTCCGTAAAGTTTCACTTTGTGCATATCTGTATGAAGATTTACTTCTCAGCAGGTATTAGTTTCAATTCTACCTGACCACTGTTTTCCATTGAAATAGTATAGCTGGCATCATCATCACCCGGATCTTGTTCTTCGAGACTGGTGATAATGAAATTTCCTTCACGATACTTCGTAGCCTCTTCACCACGCAGCGCATAGCGCACTTTCACAGCTTTGCCTGCTTCCCACAACTCAAACAATTTGTCGTACCCCAGTTCATCACCATAAAACTTAAAACCTTCGGCACTAATACTGACAGACAGACCACTGACTGACTTCTCTTTCCACATACCGGGATTGTCAGCTGTCGCTTTTTCAGTAAGAGTAGGTTTCACAGCCCGTTCCTTTGTTTCTGCACTGTTAGTAATTGTACACGTTTTACTGTGTCCCAGCGGAGTGAATGTGTTTTCGCCGGTTACAATGCCCACAAGCATATCACTTCCATGTTGATATCCAGTTTCCATAATTTAAAAAATTAAATTTGTTAATAATTTACCGTTTTATCATTAAAACGAACAGAAACAGTAACGGCTACCTGTACTGTCCGTATCGCTTCGATGATGCAAACATAACGGGGTAAAATTTTAAAAACAAATAACAGTGTAATGGTTACACAAAAGTATGTAACCATTACACTGTTATTTCTCTTATTAGCGATTAATAGGCACCTTTACAGTGAAATATTAAAAACAATTTAAACATAAATTATTATGAGAAAAAAACTTTTCGAGACAGTGACAGACTGTCTAAAGACACTAACCGATTCGGAAACAGAAGAAAAAGTAGTGAAACACATTGATCTTTGGCAGACTTCCATTACCGAATCCGGTAACGAAGCCTCATTTCCAACACCAGCTGTATTTATTGAATTCCTACCAGCTACCTGGAAAACACTTTGCGGAAACAAACAAACGTGTGAAGTGCAGTTACGCCTGCACATAATAGAATATACCGCAGAAAACGACACACAAGTTGCATTACATGGATTTGAACTGGCAGACAGGATCGCCAGTTTACTAACTGAATGGCAATTGGAAAACCGAAGTAGATTCCTGCGAACAGAAAGCCTGACAAATCATGAAAGTGAAAAGGTGAAAGATTGTATGGAAACATTCAAGTTAACAATCTAATAAGTTGTTTCAACTAATCGTGCATTAAAAACAAACACTACTATTATTAATTTTCAGAATATTCATAAAATGAAAAAGAAATGCACAGGCTTCAGCTATATTAATAAAGTCAGAGATGTTAACAATATATATGACACATATGCACGATCGGGGTTATCAAACAGAGAAATCCTGAGACGATACATTTGGCCAAAGCATCTAATTTCAGAAAAAACGTTCTACAACTACTTGAACGCTTATGCGGATCCTGATTTTTTGGAAAGACTAAAAGAAATGGAACATTCACTATCTATTAAATAATACTTCCCACAACTCAGATATAGATAGCATCACCCAATTAATAGAAGTTCATATGAGCTGCCTAAAACAACTTGAATGAGCTTCTATTTTCATAATTTTTTAGTGTGGTTGCCTCACCTGATAATTAAGAAACACAAAAATATTAAGGAACATCCTAACGAAACCTATTCAAACATTTATAAGAAAGTTTGTACATTGTTGTATTTTTTATTACATTTGCAAAATATTAATCAAACCACACAAACTTATTAACATGCAAACAATGAAAAAGATTTTATTATTAATGATGACTACATTGGCAATAACCGGATGCAGTAATGAAGAACAGGACAACCTCGTTCCAGAAGAAGTAACAGTAAACATTGATTATGATTTTTGGGAAAGTGGAAGCATGTCAAGATCCGGAGCAGATCTATACACTAACTTCTATAATAAATATGTAAAAACCAAGTTATTGACTCCGACAACTTATTCATTATCCCTAAGTACAAAAGATACGCCTAAACCAACAACTATTAATGGGTATTGGGGAAATAAGGATGGAATTAGATTAGTAGAGGGAACCTATAATATATATGGTACATCTATTCCTATAAGTTCTGAAGCGTCTATTGATACGCTGTCTATGTCATTTAATGAAAAAGTTACGATAACAAAAGAAACTACTTCAATAACATTGACAGCTAAACACTCATCATTCATGCTGATATTTGACGCAAGCAATACCACATCAATAGAATACTCCGGATATCTTCATGGTGGATTCGGCACATATAGCCTTAATAAAAAAGATGAAATCTATTACATATTTCTAAGTAAGGACATTGAAGCATCCGATCAAATTGTTGTAACAAGAAAAAACAAAAAGAAAGTTATTATTAATCTTGATGGATTATCTTTCGAAAAAGGAAAATACTATTACTTTAATGACGTGACAAACTCATTTGATATACCACCAATGACTGAAGGGAACTAA